CTCTACGGTAGTAGCCACAACTGCGGGGCCCTCTTCAATAACATCCGAAAATAATGGTTCACTTCTTATGTCATCCAATACAGGCGGGATTTTATCAAGCTCCGCCAAGACGTCGGCCATTGATTGCTTGACAATCGGATCCACTGGAGCCAACAAACTGCCGCCTGTATTCTTTGCGGTGAGCTGCTCAGTCTCTTTAATAACCGCTTTAGTGATTTTTACTTTTTCTTTGGCTACTACTTTAGTCGCTTCGATTTCATCCAGTGCGAGCGAGTGCACTTTATTTTGATATTCCTCATTTAAGCTTGTACGAATTTGTATGCTTTCCTTTTCGTACTTGGTATAAATTTCTTTTTCTTTAGCCTTATCATTATCTGCCAATGTTAACTCTGCTGCCCTTCTCTCAGCCATCAAACTTAAAGCATCCTCGCCCGCCTTTTTATATAATGCTTTTTGAGTTTCTAGGCTTTTCTTTTTTAACTCTAAAATAAACTTTTCACTTTTACCCTCTGCTTTTGCTGTTGCAATCGCAAGCTCCAAACGACGCTCTTCAAGTTTTATTTTTTTGGCTCCATTCGACAATAAGGCATCTTGCGCGTCCTTTAATCTTTCAATTTGTTTTTCAGCAACTGCCGCCTCCGCGCCCATCTTTGATAACACATAAGCAACGCCTGCGATTGCAGCAGTCAACAATACCCAAGGCCCTGCCGCTAGTGCTAAATTCATTGCCCTAGTTGCAACGGTTGCGCCGTTAGTTGCTGCCGTATAAATGGCAGTAGCCGCTGCGCTTAATCCTTGCCTTAGTGCGCTCTCTTTTTGCAGCGCATTTTGGATAGCTGTGGCTCCGTTAACGATAGCCATAGCAGATTGCAGCTTTACCATTGCCTCCTGCAAATCCTTTCCGCCTAAGCCTGCTAATTGTAACGCTCCTTGCATCGCACCGAACGCCCCTGCTACCGCCTGCACTCCACCTAGCACCGCATCTAATCGACGTGTATCGCTCGCAAAATATCCAACCTCTGCGCGCGTGTCCGCGATGCTGTCCTTCATGCGGCCCGCCTGTTTAATTATTTCGTTTGCAACTTGGGCAAACTCTGGACCTAACGCCCGCGCTTCCATCGCCAACTGAGTCAACTGCCTTACGCTGCCCATCGTTGGATTTCGCGTAGCAATAGACGCCAAACGTTCCTCCATCGACTTCGCCGACTTGGCAACCTCGGCGCTCATTTGGTTGCTGCTCTTTTGAACTATCGCAATGGCTTTGTTAAACCCTTCGCGAAGTTTTTCAATGTCGGCGCCTATAACAATATTTAAACTTTTAGCCATTAGATTATAATTTTATCACCAGTTTCCAAAAGCACAAAGTCGCCAGATTCCAAAAGGATAAAAGACTCTGCAGCAGGCGCAGGCGAAGTATAAATATAGTTTAGTAAATAGTCCTGAGAAATTTGGTAAAGTCCCGCAAACGCCGCCGTATCGTCCGCTGTGTGATTCTCGCCGTCATATTCAATTACCTGCACGTAAGAGTCGTTATATGTGTCAGGCGTTACCGCGTCATCAAACGCCGCCCTAACTTGCCCGCTTAACTCGATGGCATCCGCAAAGCTCGTAGCATAAACATTAACTTGCACCCGTGCAAACTCCGTACGACTGTGCCCTGAGTTAGTTGGGTTGGCTGCAATGGAAACAAGGTTATAACTGATCGCGGGAAATGCTGACTCTTGCGGGATTCTAACGGGGTTTATCCGCGTGCCTACTAACGAAGTGACCCCCGCCGCATTGCTTAAAATTGAATAGACTATTTTTATAGGTGCGCTCATGCTTTCGCGTCTGGGGTTAACTTATCAAAGACATGCGAATATAACTTTAAAGCGTCGTGAATAGATAGGTAATCGGATACCTCCCAAGGAAATGTTAACAGCCGTTTGGGCTCAATAGGTTTCTTTAAGTGTGGGGCCATACCCGTAGCAACTGCCCAGCGGGTTATTTCCCAGTGGTTTCTGTACTGCTGCTGCTGAGCTTCGCGCATCCCATCCAATCTTAAACGCCAATAGCGAGGCGTAGAAAGTAAAAACTCGCTTTCACTCATTGACATTTCGCCGTAAGCTATGCGCTCAATCTTGCGCCAAGTTAGCGGGGCGCTGTCGCCCTTGGCAGTTACTCCCCCGCTGACTCTTCAGCAGGTGCAAAAAATTCCGTAATTGCAGCCGTGAAGCCTTCCAACGCTGGGCTAATATCTTGGAACTTTTTAATCGCCGCTCCTAATTTTTGAACTGTTGGATAGGGCGTCTTTTTATCTTGGGCCTCGTAGCCTTCAAGGATGCCGTAAAACGCGCAGCTCAAAGCAAAATCCATAGACTTTGCCAAGTCCTTTTGTAGGTTTAAATCGGCAAAGGTTTCCATGCCTGCAACCTCCATAATATTACGGAGGCTATTCATGTTAAATAAAAGGGGATGCTCAGCACCCCCTAGTTTAATTGTAGTGCTCATGGCACAAATATAACACTATTAAGCAACTGTACCAATAGTCAAAGCGCCAGAACCCTGCAGGGTTCCTGTCCAAGTTGCTTTGTCGTTGTTGGGAGCGCTCAAACTCAAGCTAGTAAAGAAAGCAGAGCCAGTATATTTTTCGTCGCCTGTTACATTTGAAGACATTACAATAGTCAACAAAGTACCTGCTAACAAATCAGTAGCCAAATCTTTAAAAGATTGTTGGCTTGCCCCTACGCTAGAGTCATCTTCAAAGATAGCTTCGACGTTCAAAGTGTAGCCATACTCGCCCGCGATAAATTCCTTGGCGCCTGCGCTGTCTTTTGAAGTTACATCAATCATATCTTTTGATATGTCGAGAGAGTTAGAAGTTGCGTTTGCAATCTTCTTTAGTGAGCCCGCCACATCTTTATAGATGCTTATGAGCGTTCCGTTTACTGGTCCTGTGGTTGGCATTTTATTTATATATTAAGTTATTTTTCTTTGCTAATTTAGAAAGTATTTTATCTACTCCGTTAATAATCCCGTCCGTTACCTTGCCCGCGTTTTGGTCCAATGCAGGGCGCATAAAAGGGCGAGCCTGTATAATACCAGTATAGCGGCCCGTGCTTTGTTGGATACGCGAAACAGTCCCGTATTCAAACATGACGCCTAGATAGTTATTATAATATTCCTTGCGCAACCCTATTAATACTTTAGTCTTGTTATCCTTATCCTTACCAGTAATAAAGCCGATAGACTTTGCGAGGTCTCCGCTATCTTTAGGCGCTAAGTTTTGGGCGGTCTGAATTATTGGCAAAGCCTGAGCCTTGAGCATACGCTGTAAATCTGGGTTGTCTATTTCGACGCCCATCGCTTTTAAAGAGTTAATAACCTCTGCGATATTTTCAACTTTGCTGCTCACTCTGTTAGTTCCGTTTCCAACTTCAAATATAAATTGCGGGCTATGTTTGCAATGTTAACAATGTTATGATTAAGGCCCGCGTCAACTATTCTATGCTTAACGCTGACCGCAGAATTAAACCGAATTGTATAATAAACTATTTGCTTATGCTCTCTGCGGTCCGCATTTACTTGCTCGGTTCCACTTTCCTGCTCTACGCGTTGAGCCCAAGCCGTTGCGTAAGTCGTCCAAGATTGTATTTTTTCGCCTGTGTTGGTGTCGATAGTTTCAGAGTAACTCTGCAAACTTACTAGTACATCCATTGCGCCCGAGTTCATTATAGTATAATTTGTATTTTATACGGGTCTAAAAGATACTCGAAGCCTAACGCCATCGGTGAGTTATTCGCTCCAATCGTTACGGCATTTCTGTTATCATAATACTGCCCAATCAAAAGTAAGGCGGCGTGCTTAATTGCCATTGGGAAAATAGTATCTGGGTCTACTGCGCTAGTTCCAACTGGATTAAATCCCTCTGTTACTTCCACAATGTACTTAATCGTATCGTCTGTAATTGAGTCGGGCGCAGTATTAATAAAAATATTTCGTGAGTAGTTACCCATTGGGTCGGGCGCTACTATCCAATCGCTGCCAGCAAATGCCGTTACCGCTTGGCTCGCGT